CAGTTTGACAATCTGCTTGGTAGAACGAGCACAAATCAGAATCTTACCCAGATCATTGTCATCAATAGTGTCAAGAAGATTCTGGGAATCACGGTCAGCGATCATCTGTTTGTCCTGAACCATGTCCAGTTGTTTGACAACAACCTTAGGAGGAAGGATATAACCTTCTTCCACAAGCTTAGGAGCAGGAACGTTGCAGATTACTTTACCGTAGACCTCAGGATCATTCATCCCTGGTTTGGCAATAGTGAGAGAATGCTTAGGAGTAGCAGTGAAGAAATAGCAGCGAGTAGCAGTAGAAGAGAAGTGCTCCGTAGCAGCGAAAAAGTTACGTTGGACCGAATTGTGCGCTTCATCAAAGTAAATACAATCAACGTTGATGTCTGCTTCCTGAAGACGGGGAAGAGAATGATAGGTGGTGAAGATCAGTTGCTTGCGGTATGCTTGCTGACTCCAATTACGGATGATAGCAGGTTTGGTGCTGCTAAAGTGATGAGTCTCACCACTATGAACGTGCATCACTGCAACATCAGTGTGAAACTCAAGAAACTCAGCAGAGAGTTGCTCAGCAAGCAGAATACGAGGAGCAACTACAACAACGATACCACGATCACAGGCATCAAGATATTCCTGAGAATCCTTGATCATACACATGGTCTTGCCACCGCCAGTGGGGACGATGACCTGACCCTTATCGTGTGCCAGCATAGCGGTCAGTGCTTCCTGCTGGTGGGGACGGAGTTGCATCACAGATCTCATCGCGTATGGGACTATTATAGCACGATGGGCCCTCTACCGATGGGCCCTGTGACAGTTATTAAAGTGGTTAAAAATAATTAAAGTTTATTACTATTCTTACTTTCTGATCAGTACAGGTTGTTCCTGCATGTTCTTTTTTGCAATCAAAAGTGATTAATCTATTCTCAACACTTTCTATTTTAGTTTCATCACGAAATATTGTGTATCCATTATTACTATTTAAATAAAATATAGAAGTTTTTGCACCTTCGTAATCATAATCTGTATGATATTGATGTTGTATTATATTTTCGGTTCTAGTAGTTAGATTTGCTTTAATTCTTATTAAAGATCTTGGATTTAATTTATCAATAATAGGATGAAGTAATTTTATATAATCACTGGTTATGGTGTCATTATCATAAAATCTATGAATAAATTGATGATTATCCAAATAATCATTTTTACCATCAGTAAAATCAACTAATGGATTATAAAACCATCCTATTCCACCATATAAAAATGTATTCTTAATAAGAGATATCTCACTCTCCTCTATGAGATTATTATGAAGCTTCATAATTCATCTCTTCAACCGGGACAAAGGTAGTCTACTTGGATTTTATGAGAGTGTCAAGCTTGTGCTAATGCCACCAACAGTAAACGTCAAAGTAGAACCAGAAACGCTGATTATAACAGGTCCTCCCGTACCACTGGTAAATCCTTGAGTTGCAGTTACAATACCAGCAAAGCTTTGTGTGCTACTAATAGTAGTTATTCCAGAACTTGTAGTTGCTGTTATATTATCGCCAGCAACTATGGAAGTAATAATTCCCGTTAAACCAGATCCATCACCAGTTGTTGTTAGATAGGTAGAAGAATCAACTGTTCCATCTGCCTTTAAGAACTGATTAGAAGTTCCTCCATCTTTTACGATGGTGTTTCCTGTGATAGAACCAGAGGCAACTACATTTCCACTAACATCAAGTTTTTCCGTTGGTGAAGTTGAATTGATTCCAAGATTTCCAGATTGAGTCAGTACCATTGCACGATTTGATGCATTGGTCATCCAGTTAAATGCCGTTCCTAATCCACTTGGATTCAAATAGAAGTTGAGATTTCCAGTATCATAATTTATAATATCTAATGACTCATCTGTACTATATGGGTATGAACCATTTGCATTTCCATGCCCAAAACGAATTTGTCCATTGTCAGTGATTGGAGTAATGTTTCTTCCGAGAGTAATTATAGCCTCATTAGAACCATCACTCGTAACTTGTAAAGAAGAAATACCAGTTTTTCTTACATGAAGTTGAGCATTTGGTGAATTTGTTCCAACACCAAAAGTCTCAGCATATCCACGAGTTGATGCTGTTACGATACCAGCTGTTACGATACCAGCACTCAATGAATTAACAGATAAGTTTGCCGATGCTGTTACACTAGAAGCAATACTTGCGGTTCCAGTTAAATTGGCAGTGATTGTTCCAGCATAAAAATCCCCAGAACCATCTCTGGCAACAATAGTGGATGCTGTATTAGTATTAGTTGCGGTTGTAGCACTATTTGGAATATCTGTTAATGATGCACCAGAACCACTGAAAGTGGTGGCAGTTAGAACACCAGTTACATCTGCATTACCATGAACCTTAAACTGAACATCAGAAGCACCAGGACTCGTAGTTGTATTAATCCCTATCTTTGATGTTGTGTGAAATCCTACACCAGCATTATCAGTAATGAATGTTGTTCTGGCATATCCAATTAAGTTATCAACTATTTCCGAACTTCCTACTTTAAATTGTCCTACGGTAAGAATACCAGAAACATCAGCATTTGTTGCACTCAGAACTCCAACGGTTCCAATACCAGCATACAGTTCCCCAGTTGTTGTGAGACCAGTAACTCTCGTATCTCCATGAACATTCAACAAATAACCTTGCGGGATGGAAGTTCCAATTCCCACAAGACCATTTGCATTTACGACAAAGTTATCATTATCAACTTGAAGACCGGTTCTGAAATTAAATGACTTACGAATATTTGCCATTATAGTCTTTTTAGTTATTTATTTGATTCTAATAATATAATATAATCCAAGATATGGTGGAAGGTTTGCATTGGTTCCATCTGATCCTGTGCTTGTCACTGTTACATCATGTGTATGAGCACCATTAGAGTTAATACCACCACCAGTGGACATATTGTGGCATGATCCACCATCACCTCTGTTGGCACAAATTCCACCACCGTCTCTTATTGGAGTATAATTAAGTGAGTGACTGTGACTTCCTGCCGATGCCGTTGATCCAGTGTGTTCGTGCTCAACAACAATGGCATCCGCACTACCACCAGTATCATTTAGGTCATAAGTATCACCTGCACCAGCAACAAATCTATTTTGTAAGTTTGGAAGATTAAATGTTGCTCCGGTACCACCATAAGTGTATCCGATGATATTAAACAAATCAGAATATACTGATGTGCTCAATCCAGCACCATTACATTGTCTCCAGTTTGCAGTTGGCCAAGTATCTGATGCACCTGGCCAAATCATAATACTTCCGATAGGAGTAATATTTGGAACATCCAAATAGTTGGCACTAATTATTCCACTGTCTGAGGGAGATCCTGTAAGATCTAAGTTTCCAATGATTGCTGTGTTTCCAGTGATTGTTGTGTTTCCAGTGACTGTTGTGTTTGTTTGAATAGCAACACTACTACCAGAAGCAGCACTGATTTTCAAATTACCACTAGTTGAGGTTAATTCACTAGTGGTCCCATTCAGAGTTACTGTCCCAACAGTTGCATTTGCTGCCGTAATAGTTTTACCAACACCAATTCCACCAGAAACTACAAGTGCCCCAGATGATGTACTCGTAGAATCTGTCTCATTAGTAATTTTATTGATATCGGTAAATCTAACAGATTTATTGAATGTTACTGGGCCATCAAATTGTGATAGAATTCTATTTGATTCTCCACCTTCTACGACTATTCTTTCCTTAACAGTAATCTCGTCAAATACACCACTCAATCTAGCAGAATCTTCTCCAGTTACACTTGGAATTGGTGTATCAAATGTTGCTTCCTCACCAGTAGCAGATGATTTCTTCTGGTTTCCAATATAGAAATCACCACGGTTGTTCATACCAGTATAAACAACAATACCAGCAGATCTTTCTTGAGATTGAACCAAGAATTCCTCTCGTTCTGTCAGTGATCTAATTTGGACTTGTGGTAAACCAGTAGAATAGTTTCCTGGGCCATAACCAAGATATTCGAATGTGTGACCAGATGCACGAATGATAGATGGTCTGCGGAATTCGATAGATCTTGGTTTTATTTTCTTAATTGTAGAACCACTGTCGTGTGCGACTTGTCTTGTAGCTAAAGCACCACGAATGACAACCAGTTCATTGTTGCCAACACCCTGTAGGGAACTATTTGCAACTCTCATAATCTCTTCATCAATTTGGATGTAAGATCCGAGAGGGAATCTCGTCATTGTTCCAACCCCAGAGTTTGGAACAGTAACTGCAAATTGTGTTGTCGTATTTGTAATTGAAGAGTTTAGAGTTAAAGTTTCACCATCATAGAAAGAAATTGCTCTTGCACCAAGATTTTCTGCAGATCTATCAGAAGATCCGGCATTCGAAGAATAACCGTGTTTTAAAATATAACCAGAGGAAACTGGAAGATTTGAAACTGTAAATGTATTAACATCAACTCTCGTGTTGACAATAAAGTCACCAACATTATTATTACTTCCATCAATAATTCTAATCTTATTTCCAGAAACTAATCCGTGCCCAGCAGAAGTGATAGTGTTTCCACTTGCAGTAAATGCTAAGGATTTTCCAGTTATAAATGCATAATGATTAGAAGTAATTACTGGATCTCCAGTTGTTCTTGCAACTGAAACTTGAGTAGGAGTTCCAATAGCAGTAATACGATGATAGGTATCGGATGTTGTTCCTGCACCAGTGAATTGAACTACATCACCAACATTCACAGATACTCCAGCACTGGTATAGGTGAATGTTGCCGTACCATCACCACCAATATCTTCACTGCTGAAATACAAGGTTCCAGAACTATAACCAGATCCAGCTGCAGCGATTGTTGCTCCAGTAACAGAACCACTTCCATTAACAGTTACGGTAGCAGTTGCGCCATTCCACGTTCCAACGGCAGATCCATTTAAAAGTCTGACATTGAAGTGAGTTCCTGTTCTGTATCCTGTGCCAGATACTCCAAGTTCTCCATAAACAATACCATTTAATCCGTGTCTTCTATCAAATGTAATATCGGGTGTGGTTGTTGTACCATCGGCAACTGAAGAAATTACAAGTCCAATTCCAAAATCTGTACTTAATTTGTCCGCTGTTTCTCTTGTAATACTCTTCTTACGGTCATTCGTTACAACATCTCCAAGAGGTGAAACTTTTGCATAACTTCTTGCAGATGCGGGGTTGTCATCATAATTATCTCTGTCTAATTGTGGATAGAGATCTACAATGTTCTGACTATATTTTAATGACGTAAATTCCGAAGAAACTGAGTTATCAGAATTTGCAACATAAATGTGGTAGACACCATCACGCTTTCCTTCTTCATACTCTTGAATTACTTCATTTCTATAAAGATAGAGATTTGATTGCAAATCATTTCTTTCAAATCTAGGAGATACATCAGTTCTAATGCCTGTATTATTTGTGAATCCACCAGGTAGTTGTCCTCCAGTATCATAACTGAAGGTCATATCATCAACAACAGTAACAGTAAATGTTCCGTTATATCCTTTATCAAATGTTCCAACACCAGTATTGACAAGAGTATCAGTTACATTACGAATAATAACACTATCCCCAGTCTTAAGATTATGTGGAAGTTCTGCTCTTACGGTTGCAGTTGGATTGCTAAATGAGCAGGTACTAATAAATCTTGGGTTTCTGTTGTAATCATAATCATCTGCGGCAGTAATTGTGGTCTTATTAAAATCTGTATCATCAAGTCCACGATAACCAGTAGATGATGATTCCTGAAGAATAAATCCACTTTCTGGAGTCTTGGAGTTCTCCAACTCTTTTGGAATTACTACTCTTACCTTATAAATCTTTTCATCAAGACTTCTTGTGTCCTCTATTCTCTTGATGTATGTTGCCTCACTTGTTCCAGTTAATGGTGCAATATTGGTGTAAATATCACTAGCATTTGTTATAATATACCAACCACTATTTGCCGAACTCCATTGTACTGGATGACCCTCATCACCAGACTCTTTATCGGATACTCTGCTGAGAATGGTTAAATTTGTCCCACCATATACGGTAATTGGATTATCGTTTCTAGCATCCGATTCTGAAGCTGCTAACTTTAATGTTGTGTTATTTGGAACAATCGCATAATAAGTAACACCTTCTTCCAAATTTTCTGGAAGATCCCCATCATCACTAATAATAATTACTTTTTCGGCAGTTTGTAATCTATGTGTTCCAGAGGAAAGTGTGAATATATTTAAGGATGGAGTTCCTACAGAATATTCTTTAACAGAACTCGTGATCCCATCAGACATAAAGATGTCCGCAGAATATTCTGAGGAACCAATCTTTAAGAACAATTGATCATTTACTTTTGCACCAACCCTATATCCTTGAGTAAGAGAAGGTGGAACGTTATCCTCGGTATCGAAACCAGTAAGATATAAGTTTGTAGAAACACCTACGAGTTTTGTTTTATCAATATCAATCGTTAACCAATCAATTTGTGATTCTGATCCAGTAATCGCTCTTGGTGGGATAATATGTGTAATAAATGCTTTATCGTCTTTTGCAAATGCTTCTTTTTTAAATCCACCAGCAGACAATGATATTTGTCCAAAGTTGGAGTTTGAGTTTGTGATAGAAGCATCACCACCACTCAGTGCTTCGAAGTGCTTATTAAATCCAATCGCAAAGACAGAAACAATTTGAATAAAGGCATCATTAGATACTTTAATGTGTGTTCCTTCCCATCCACTTCTGTAAATCGCCTCCGAGTCTAAGTGATATACTGTTCCACTGGAAGATGATTGTCCAGCTAAAGCTCCACCATATTGGGCAGTGATGGCAATATTGTCGCTATATGCTCTTGTTGATTCATTATATTTTACAAAAGCACGGTCATCTTTCTGAAGTGATACACCAGTGAATTGTGCAACAACCATTGAACGGAAACCAGTTGCCTTGTTTCCGTCGGCGTGCATACCTTGCATACCCCATACAGAACGTAAGGAGCAGTTAAAGATATAAGGAGAAGCACCAGATACAGTATCTGTTTCTACAGTTACAAATTCATCGCCAGAGATGACACCAGGAGTTGTCATCGTCGATGGAGCATAAAGAAGATTGAAATAGAATATATTTGGATTATCTAAATCAACTTCAGTTACTTTTGTTGATACATTATAATTTGTATCACCATCAACTGGAGTAACACCACTAATACGAATTGGTGTTCCTGCAGAAAGACCGTGTGGTTCTTCTGTTACTACAGTAACTCTATTGCTTACTACTCCACCAACTCCAGCTTGAATACTAGTAATTTTAACTGGATCACTTGCAAATGCACCAACAATTTCATATTCTGGTCTTTGTGAGGCAAATCCATTTGGATCTATTGGGAATTTGTCATCAATATCTCTAGCAGATCCTGTACCATATGCGATTGAAAGTTTCGCATAGTACATATCAAGATCTGAAAGTCCATAATTTGATACTTCGTTTACACCATCAGCATATTCAAAGCAAGTTAATTTGTGATGTGAAAATGTTGGAACCGCTTGATTTGTTACTGTAAAATTATCGTTCTTGGTATACACAATACCAAGTTCATCTGCATCAAAGAGGGAGAATTGCCAAAAATAACAAGCACCAGTGATTCTAAAAATTGCAGAAGTTGGTGTATCGTCCGTTGGGTTTGGAACATATTTTGGTCTGACTTTTGTCTTTCTAAGATCAAGACCAACAATAGATACGCCTCTAGGAACAATTACGCCACCATAGATACTGTTAAATCTATAGAGATGATTTTGAAATTGTGTTAAATCAAAATTAGATTCTAATGATAAGTAGAAATCTGCTGGAACTATTTCTGATGCTCCATTGTCTGGTCTAATAACTTTTGGTGTTCCATTATCATCAATCATCGACCACCCAGGTCTATTATCAACAATATGCTCACCAGGCATCAGAAGAATAGTGGTCTTCTCCGTCTCATCATTATTTTTTCCTTTCACATAAGAGAATCTTGCAGCCTCAAGAAGTGCTCTCTGAATAGTCTTAAAAGGTCTGGCAAGAGAGTTACCAGTGTTTGTAATACTATCTGTTGAGTCTAAATCTGCTGGACTTACATAAAGAATTCGACCCTCAGTATTTTTAATAAAGTTGTCTAACTTATTCAGAGGCATTGTATTATGACTTCTAGGATATTTCTATGATTTATTTATCCCATCAAATCCTCCTCATCATAGTAATAGACTTCATCATCTGGCATATCCTCAGGGTTCTCCAAATCAACTGGAAATAAACAAGGATGCACTTCCTCGTCTATAAGATAGAAAGAACTTCTGTATAAGTCTTCTGGTTCAAATGCTGTTTCTTTATCTGCAAGTGCTACTAATTCTTTGTCTTGTAAATGTCCGTCAGGTAGTTCATCAAAGGTGAATGGAACCTGATTAATAAAATACATCTTCACTATCATACTGTGGTCCAAATACCAACAGTATGCAGTGTCAATTCTATAAGACATAGCGGATGCTTTTTGTCTTATTTATTTTTATAGGACGAGGGGGAATCGAACCCCCACGGGCACAATGCCCAACAGATTTTAAGTCTGGTGCGTCTACCTATTCCGCCACCGTCCCGTAGGTGCTGGTTGTGAGGATCGAACTCACCTTAGCCCGATTATGAGTCGGGAGCTTTCACCAGAGAGCTAAACCAGCACGGCAAGTCCATTATGTAATAACCTA